ACCGCATCCAGTCCAGCACCCGCGGCACCATCCGCTCGTTCATCTCGGCGACGACTTGGTCGATGATGTCTTCCTCCCAGTCGGTGGACATGGACACCTCGACGACGCCGCCGCGTTGCCCACGAGCGAAGTATCGGGGCATCAGACTCCTCCGACGGTTTGCGGGTTCGCCGGGTCACCGGGAAGCGGTGCCCACCCGTCGGGGACGTCACACGTAACGAACCAGTGATCGGCCCGGCGGCGACGGTTCACGGGTTGCGTCGCGGTGACGATCCGATGGTCGCGACCCCGGTAGCGGATCCACTCGGCGTCGCCGATGGGGGCGTCCGGTTGGAACGCGAACACGGCGATGGTCACGGTGATCTGCCGACTGTCGAGCCGTTCCGAGTCCCGCTGGTTCTGTTGCCGGTACGTCACGTTGCACGGGTAGTCGCCGATGACGCTGCGCGTCACGACGGGTGCGCCCGTGTCGTCCGTGCCACCGGGCAGCGACTGGCCGATGAGGGTGGCGGTGTCGTGGAGGATGCCAACGGTCACCGTCTCACCTCGTCGTCGTACAGGTCGAGCGTTCCGGCGATGAGCACGACCCGTACCCACCGGACGACGGATGCCACGCCGATGACGATGAGGGGCAGTGTGGCGAGGGTCCACCACACGGCGATGAGGACGATCCACTCGTTCACGACACGCCACCGACGCGGAGGGTGTGGACGGTGGGTTCGAGTCCGTCGCCGCGGCGTTCCGTGGACAGGATGGACTCGGCGAGGGCGGGGAGTCCAGCCTGTGCCGTTCCGCCCGCTGCTGACCCGGACGTGGACGGGTCAGCCCACGTGACCGAGTGATCCACGATCTTCTCAGCCACGACCGGACCGACCCCACTCGTCCGGGTGTCCTCGTCGAGTCCCACGGACACGGTGACGCAGCACGCGGCAACGGCCCAGCCGGGGAGGGGGTCGTGGCCGACGGTGCCGGTCACGGTGACGGGGCCCCACCAGCGGGACGGTTCCCCCGACGGGGTGACACGTCGAACGACGCCGCGAGGTTCGAGCCGCCAGTCGTCACCCTCGACGAGCGTGCTGCCTGCTTCGACGATGACGAGGGACGTGACGGGCCAGTCGGGGAGCACGATCACCGACCCGACCGGAGTCGCCGACGCGTCAACGAACTCCTGCTGGGTGACGTGACGGCCCAGGTACTCGCGGATGTTCGCCGTGGCCGTTTCGATGAGGGCACCACCGATGATGATTTCACCGGGTGTCAGTGTCCGGTTCAGGAACGTTTCGAGGTCGTTGATCGTCGCGAACACGATTAGGCCTTCTCGGTCGGGTTCAGTCGAGGCTTCGTTTCGGCTCCGGCGGGGAGGTTCGTGTCGGGGGCGAGGGCGGTGAGGCGTGCGTGGAGGCGGGCGACGAGTTCAGCCTTGCGGCCTCCGGTGGGGAGGTTCAGGTGACGGGCCATGTCCCGCAACTGTGCGACGGTGCGATCCTCCAACGACTGCTCGATCCGTTCCCCGGCGGGGAGGTCGTCGGGCCACTCGTCACGTGGGATCGGCGTCACCGCTCCAACGGTGGGCGGCGTGACCTGCCGGGTGGGGATGCCGTGACGTTGCGCCGTCTCCGCCGAGATCACGGTGCCCACACTGCCGAGCAGCGCGATGCCACGACTGGATCGGGTCGCGATGCCTGCCCGGTCGAGGTAGGTGCGTTCGAGGAGTCGCACCCGCCCGTCGGGGAGGTGTTCGACTTTGACGGGGCTGGGAGTCGAGTCAGTCATGCGAACCATGCTACCGACCGGGGACGCCGGGTGGGGTTCCTCCCGCCCGTCGAGGAACGCGACGATTGCAGCGACTGCCCGTTGGGCTGCTCGTCCGTCGAGGACGCCGTACACGTGACGGACCGCGTCGACCCGTTTCGTTTCCCATTCTGGGAGACGCGCCACCGCCGTCGCCACGGTCGCTGCGAGTTCGGACGGGTGAGAGACTTGCGGGCCGGGAACGTGCGCCCAGAACCGAGGGTTGTGGGCGACGTGCCGCCGGTACCACGGAGGCGACAGGACGACGACGGGACGGACGGTGGCCCACTCGTACAGGACGCTCGTGTTGTCAGCGATCAGCACGTCCGCCCGGTCGTACAGGTCGGGGAGGTCGTCGACGAACTCGATTCCGTGGGCCTCCCACCACCGTCGGATCGGACGCGGGTCCGCCGGATGATGATGAGCGACGACGTCCCAACCGCCGGCGGCGAGGTCGACGACCGACGAACGTATCCACTCGAACGCTGACCGTTGCTCCGGTTGCGCCCCGTTGTCCCAATGCCCGGTGACGGCGAGGCGGCGTCCACCAGTGTCGGACGGGCGAGGAGTATCAAGGGTGACGGAGCCGACGTCGACGACGGTGACGCCGCGCCGTCGCAGACTCCCAGCCGCTGCCGAACCCGCCTTCGTGCAGAGGGCCAGGTCGATAGACGATTCGAGGGTTGGCCACGGCGTCTGCCCGTCGTAGGTCAGTCCAGCCCCATGCTGCGTGAGGACGAGCCTCCTCGGGTCACCCGCCGGGACGTCTCGGGGGCCAGCAGCCAACAGGTGACCGCTCACGCCCGTCGGGACGGTACTCGAGTATCGGACACCTGCCTCGTCCAAAACGGCCCGCACGCGGGCGTCTGTCGTCGTAACGGTGCCACGGAACCGGTCGGGGAGTGCCTGCCAGACGGGGAGGACGTGTGGCAGGTAGTGGGGAGTGTTCGGTGTCCAGTCGAGACGCGAGGAGGCCACCCCCGAAAGGATAGGGGGTGGCCTCCTTCGTCTCGTCCCTCCACGGTGGAGGGGATGGGTGGGTTCAGGACAGCGAGTTCTTCACCACGCAGATACCTGCGGGACGCAGCACCGCCAACGCCAACCGGCTGGTGGCCTTGAAGGTGGTTACGTCACGGGCGAACCGGTCGCTGTGCGAGTCGGTCCAGGTCACCGCGATGCCCATGCGACGGAACACCGCAGCGGCCTCACGCGACACCACGGTGGCGACCACGTTCCCGTTCCCGGCGGTGCCGATCCCGTCCTGCATCTCGTTGAAGTGCAGCGGCAGGCCGAACACTCGGGGGATGCCACCCTCGGTGATCGCCAGGTTCAGGTACCGGTCCTCTTCGTCCTTCGCCAGTCGCAGATGCTGCCACGTCGCCAGGTTGACGATCGCGGCGGACGGCGTGATGAACGCCTGACCGACCTTGATCGCAGCCGCGAAGATCGCCTCGGCGAGTGCCTGACCGCCCGGGGACGCACCAGCGAACTCGGTCTGGATACCGTCGGCGTGGTTGACGCCGATCAGCGTGTTCGACGCTCCGGTGCCTCGAAGAATCTGGAGGTTCTCGCGGAGTTCCACGAACAGGCGGAGCCGGTTCTGAACGTGACCACGCAGCCACGATTCCAGGTTGAGGCCTTCCATTGTGACGGGGAGCATCGCGGTGATCTTCCGCACCGGGGTCGAGTCGGACTCGAAGTCGATCGACGCCTCGCTGGCGAGGTCACCTTCGAGCGTTTCGACCGCACCCTGAGCGAGGACGTCTTCACGGACGAACTCGACGGCTTCACCCTGCCACGGGTAGTTCGGGAAGAGTTCGGCGATGTTCCGCTGCGCGAACCGTTCGTCGATGACACCGTCCAGACGGACGGTGCGAGGCGGGTATTCGGTGTCAACGTCGGAGAGGTCATCGTCGGTTCCGAGGACGGCCTTCTCACCGTACTCGGCGCGGTCCTCATCGCTCATCGCCTCCCGGAAGCCTTTCAGCCAGTCCGCCTTGTGGAGGGCATCGACGGGAATGACCATCGAACCGGACGGGGCCTGGTTGCGTTCCTTCCACGCGGCGATCGCCTGCTTGCCGCCGTGGGCCTTCTGGATGGCGGTCCACAGGTCTCGTGGCAGACCACGATGTTCGGCGATCTCCTTCTTCGACGGGGGTGTTCCGCCGAGGCCGGCCTTCTCAGCCTTCTCGGCGGCTTCCCGCTGGAGGTCGTCGAACCCCTTGGCGGCTTCCTTCGCGGCGATGATCGCGTCGAGGCGTTCACCCATGAGGGCGGTGGCCTTCTGAATCTCCGCGACGGTAGCCAGGTCGTCGTTAGTGGGGGCGTCGGAGGTGAGCAGTCCGGCACCCCTCTCGCCGAGGGCCTTGAGGCCGGACTGAAGTTCGTGGACGCTCATCTTCTCGATGACGTCCGGCTGTGGAATCACAGACGTAGACACGGGGTGTCTCCCTTGTGCTAGGTGGTGGGTAGTTCCCAGCCGAGACGCCGGCCCTGCTCGGTGAGCAAGGCCTTCCACAGGTCGAGGGTTGCCGGGTCGGGCTGATCGGGCACAAGCGCCCGAATCTTCTCGGCGGCACCGTAGAGCCGTTCGGCGAGTCGGCTGGCATGTTCGAGGGTGTCAGCGGAAGGCTGGCGTCCCTCGTCGGCTCGTAACGTCACGAGTTGGTCGAGCCGTTCCACAACCCGGTCCACAGCAAGCGAGGCTCGGGTGAGATGGTCAGTGAGGCGGGTGCGTCGTTCGAGGCCGTCGTCCCCAACGAGGTAGGTGGCGATGACGGCACCGTCCGCGCCGGTGAGGGTCACGAACCCGGCGGGGTCGACGGTGATGTTGATCGGGGTGGGACCGTCAGCGGTCTTGACGGCGAGGGTGCGCGTGTTCACGCCGGCGCCCCGCAAGACGGGGGACACCTCGGCGACGTCCGCGCCTACACCGCCGTCGGGGAGCGGTCCGAGGATGCGGACGACACGGTCGCCGTCCTCCTTCCACGTCACCGAGTCGGGGTGTGACCAGAACCCGAACGACCACTCTTGCAACGATCCCATCTGCTTCACGGTTTCGTGTGCGTCCCGCCCGTCAGCGGTGTCGAAGAACGCTCCGTCGAAGATCGCCAGGTCGCCGTCCTCCCGGATGCGACCCTTCCCGATTGGGCGGGTCCAGTCGTGGTGCCACACCATCGCAACGTCCTGCGTTCCGAGGTGACCGGGCAGGATGATGTCACCGTGGGAGTCCTCCACGCCGAGCGTGGCGAACACGGCGGACACGGTCCGGTCGTCGTCGTTGGCCTTGCGGGTGGGGGTGGCGGTGACCGCCTTCCACTGTCTGGTCATGCCGGGCATCCTAACGGCACCGGTGACCGGTGGGTAGTCACTCGGGGAGCGGCACACCGGTGCGTCGACGTTTCGATGCCCAGTGGTGTGACCCGTACGCGGCAACGCCCGGATCACGGTCGTGCTGGTCGAGTTCCCAGTAGAGGTAGTGGGAGAACAGGCGACGGTCGAGGACGGTGACGTCGTCGCCGAGGTGGTGGGTGACGTAGCGCGGACCGGAGAAGTCCCACTTCCCGTCGGTCTTCGCCCGTTCGAGGGACGATTCGAGTCCGGTGATGCAACGGGCGAGGTGGGGGTGGCCGGGGGGTGCTCCCCACGGTGAGTTCGAGCAGACGCCGGGTGATTCCCAGCAGAGGAACGCTCCGACGTGGCGGAGCGGGTCGAGGCGGCGGAGGGGTTGGGTGTCGACGTCGAGCCAGATGCCGCCGTGGTGCCAGAGGGCGGCGATGCGGAGGAGGTTGGCGCGGGTGCGGGGGAGACGTTCGGGGTTGTGGATCGTCGCTGCACGGTGCCACAGGTCGTCGAGGGGTGGCGTCGCGGCGAGGAGTTCGAGCGCCGACGTCTCCGTCCACATGACGTGCGTCCAGTCCGGGTGCATGGCGGCCCACTCGTCGCACCACGCTTGCAGGGTCTGGTCGATGGGGTCACCCCACCAGGCTTGGTGGATGATCGCGGGCAGGGCGTCGCTCATCGGCTGGCCCGCGACGCGATGAGGGTGGCCATGCCCGCGGGGTCACCCCGGTAGGGGCTGTACTCGTCTTTGAGTTCGAGGCGGTTGTTGCCCGCCTTGACGGTGGGATGCCACATCGACCAGAGGACACCGTCGACCCTGCCGACGGTGGCGAGTGTCTGGCACGCCCACCAGAACGCCGTGTCCTCCCCGCCCCACACGTTGAACCGTCCGTCCATCCCACCGACGACGTCCCACGTTTCCCGGTGGATCGCTCCGACACCGCCGGAGGGTGCGGATAGTCCCGTCCAAGACGCTTCGACGTCGAGCCGGTCGAGCCGGTCAGGGTTGCCGTCGTCGAGGAACCGGCGGGTGCCCGTCTGGGTGAGCCGGTGGCACGTCGTGTACGGGACGACGAACCCACGCTGAGCGAGGGCGGTCTTGACGGCGACGCGGATCGTTTCGACGTCGACCCACGCACACGTGTCGTGGATGAGTGCCACGTCCCACCTGCCGTCCTCGTCAGCGAGCCTCGCCGCGGTGTTCACGGCCCGACTCCTCGACCACACGCCGTCGGCGTCTCCCTCGTACACGGGCCATCCGAACGATTCCACGTGAGGCCGGATCGCGTCCCACAGGGCGGAGCGTTGCCCTCCGTCTGGCCGCCACGGTACAAGCACGACGATCCGCTCCATGCTGCGGATGATACAGACACGATCCGGCCCCGACACTCACTGCGCGAGTCGGGGCCGGATCGTATGCGCGTCGTCGACCGCTGGCGTAGCCAACGAGGGGGAGTCTACCTGCCGAAGTACCCGCCGGGTGTGCGGGTCGCCAGGTTGAAGACGAGTTCGCATCGGCAGTTCACGACCTCCTCCGCCGGCGCGGACGGGTCACCCGGATAGGCGAGGGCGTACCCACCCACGCTGAAGAACTCGAAGTCGAGTACCCGTTGCCCGTTGGCGTCGGCGTGGGAGTGACGGGTCCGGTCGTCCTTCTGCGCCACCCACGTCTTCCACATGGGGCGGGGGTCGGCTTGTGCCGCGTAGTCGGCGGCTGCCCATCGGATGGCGTGGGCTTCCGTCTCGGCGATGGTGCGGGCACGCTTCGGGTCACCGATCCACCGTTCCACGCCCTTGATGATGTCCTCCATCGAGTCACCGGCTGCGACGCCACGGGCGATCACGTTCCGTACCCGCACCCGAGTCCACTCGGAGATACCAGCGACGGCTCGGGCGGTGTGGTCACGGACGAACCCGTCCATGCCGAGTTCCACGTCCTGCGGGTTCAGGGTCGCAGCCTTCCTCGTGGGGATGGCGTCGTCGGAGTTGGCGACGTCGGCGACGAGTGCGATGCCGAGGCCGACGAGTACCCGGTGCAGGTCGGACGCGTCCCCGATCGCTTCGTCCGCAATGGGGGCCAACTGGTCGGGACCGTCAGCGAGTCCAGCGTTCGACGCGAAGCGGGTTGCCCAGCCGGTGAGGACGGCGGCGATGTCGCCTTCGTATTCGGCGGACCACGCGTCCAGGTCGAAGCCTCCGTCCGACGCCGCCTTCGATTGGAGCAACGGGTGGAGGGGGTGGGAGCGTTGTTGCCGGTCGGCGTCACCCGCGACACCGTCCCCGTCCCCATCACCCGGAATGCCCGACCCGACGTCAGCGGCAGACGGGTGGAGGTCGTCGGGTATCTCGTCCGGGTCGTAACCGAGTTCACCACGCGCCTCCGCCAACCCGACGATGCCAGCGACGTACAGGCCGGACACTCGTTGGGCGTCGGCGTCGACGTCGACGGCGAGAGCGCGTACCTCGTCGACGGGGTAGGCGAGGAGGAGGGTGGGGTCGTCGACGAGTTGGCGGGTCCACTGCCGTCCGGCGATCCGCCACCACGGGACGAGTTTCTGTTCGGTGGTGAACTCCCGCAACCCGTCCACGTTCGAGTATGTGGCGTTCTCCAGGCCGGAACCGAACCCGGCGAGGATCGCGGGGATGCCGATCGCACCCGAGATGCGTTCCTCGGGGATGTGTCGCAGTTTGGCGAGTTCGAGGTCTCTCGGTGAGAACGACACGACGGTCACGTCCCACGCCCCCGCGGTCACGAACGGGTCGCCACGGCGGGCACCACCGAACCGATCCTTCCAGGTGCGGCGCACCTCGTCCCGCTGCTCCGGGGTGGGGGGGACCACACCGACGTCGGCCTTCGGGGTGATGACCACACCGGGAACCCCCAGGTTGTGCAACACGGCGGACGAGTAGCGGGCAGCCTCCTCATCGGTGGCGATCTCCCGCAACACGGCGGCGACGGCGGACCTGCCGACCCGATGGTCAGCGCGGCTGATGCCCATCCTGCGGACGACGACGTCGTCGGGGGCCAGGTCGACGGGGTCTTGTCCGGGTGTCTGGTATCTCCACGACGTGACGACAGGGCTGCCCTTCGGGGTGACGTATTCGGGGTAGAGGGGCCACAGGGCGACGACCTGCCCGTCGGGTCCGCGCTGCTTCCACAGGAACCCGGTCCCGGCGACGTCGATCGCGCCAACCTCGTAGTCGATGATGTCCTCCCAGCCCATCTGCGGGTTCGGGGAGTCGAGGAGGAGTTGCAACGGGTGGAGGGCGGTGGCGTCGTAGGGGACGGGCGGATCGGAACGGACGTCGGGGCGGCGGTACAGGGTGAGGGTGATCTCGGACAGCATCTCCGCCTTGGTGCGGAGGAGCGTTTCGAGGATGCTCGTCCCCGATCCGTCACCCACCTGCTGGACGGGTGTCTCCCGGACCGACGGTGCCCACGGTCCGATGCCAGCGGAGAGGAGGTTGGAACGGTCCGGGTTGTGGGGGGGCAGGGTGACGAGTGCCTTACGGCCCGCCTGCCACCGGTCGACGAGCGTGCGACGTGGTCTAGGTGACGGCATAGTCGGGAATCCTCATCGACTCGATCGCGGCGTAGGCGAGGGCATCGACCTGGTCGTCGTGGGCGTCGTCACCGAGGCCACGGAACGCGGTGAGTTCCAGTTCGAGGGTGCGGAGCCAGTCGGCGTCATGGGGGAACCATACCTTCCCGGCTTCGGTCTTCACGATCAACGGCTGCGCCCGGGTGAGTTTGTCACGGTCCGCCTTGAGGGGTCGGGCGGGTAGTCCAGCCCGTAGGGCGTGTTCGACGATCGACGTCTGGTAGGCGACGGACTCGATGGCGCACCAAGACGCGCCCCACCGTTCCATCGACGCGCGGATACGGGCGACGA